GCGTGTTTGAAAGGCACAAACACAAGAACTTTTTGACTAGACTCGTCTATGACTTCCCGTAACACTTTATATCTATTGTTTATATCGAACTGCAATACATCACCACCATCTGTGTATACTGCACCTGCGGATATCTGTAGTAACTTGTTAAGAGTCACAGCCGCGTTTATAGCTGTTATCTCCTCACCTGTGATTTCTAATACAAGTTTTGTTTTTAATTCTTTGTAATATTTTTTCTGTTGAGCTGTAAGCTCCACCTGTCGCTTAGTGTATACCATCGGTGGTAAGTCTAGACACTGATCTTTTGTAAAACGTATGGCAGGTTGTAATGCTCTGAACACTACATCTGTAGCGTTTGGGCGTATCTTCCATGTAAACTGAGAGACTTTAAACATCACCATATCTTTAAACGCACCAAAAAATCTTGGCACTCTGTTAGGACTAACGAGTTTTGCTAGACCATATGCGTCTGTAGGGTTTTGCGCAGCGGGTGTGCCTGTCATCATCCACAGCCACGTGTTATCGTGTATTAACTGACGTAGTAATTTCCAGCGCCTTGTTTGGGCGTTTTTGTAGTGTGTGGCTTCGTCCACAATAATTAAATCAAACCCACCTTTTTTTAGTTCGTCTAACACAATGCCAATACCATCGTAGTTTATAATCACGTAATCTGCGCCTTCCTGCACGATCTTCTTACGTTTATCTGCTGATCCATGTGCTACTGACACAGTTCTATGTGTTGCGAATGTAAACAAGTCATCACGCCATGCGCTGTCCATGATCGACAGCGGGCATACTACAAGCACCCTGTTTATGATTCCTTGTTTTAGTAAAAAGTCTGATGCCCATATGGCACTTGCTGTCTTGCCTGTGCCTTGTTCGTTGAAACAAAAACCTTTCTGGTGTATGGTAAGGAATGATGAAGTCGAGACTTGGTGGTCAAATGGTTGGTATCTTCCTGTCCATATGTATTTTACTTCTATGGGTGATGGTGATTTTATACCTAGCTGATTCAGGATCTGTGCTTCTTCAAGACCCCACTTAACTACAACTTCGTTATCCCCTACCTTTTGACTTTTAGGTATGGCATTTGTAACTTTGTCAGGGTCACGTAAGCGTAGACGTAAAGCCTTGTTGTCTATTATCTGCATGTCTCTCTCTCATTTTTATATTTATTTTTTATTTTTAGTTTTAGTTTTTGTTAGTACGGACTTTATAGTCTTTGCTTGTTTCGCATGGGTCTTTGACGCTTTGCTTAGACCCTTGGCTACTTTCTTTAGTTTGTTTTGTATCTGTCTAGTCATTTTTTCTTGGTCGCCCCCTTTTTCGCTTCGTGCTTGGCTCTGAGTTCTTGCTTGGCTCTTTTTGCGATGGCGGCTTGCCTTGGCTTTCCTGCAACTTTGGCTCTTTGCTCCACCACAGTAAGGATTTGAATCTTCCTAGCATATGGCTTATTGATTCGTTTAACCTTACGAGCAGTTGCTTGGGCATCTGCCACAGTGGCAAACTTAATAGGGACTGTATCTTTGGGGTTTTCATCTGTGTAAAGCCTCCTTCCTGTTCCTTTTGGTTTCTTACCTGTTCCTGTTTTAGGGTCTTTCGTCATTTCTTTTTCTTCTTCTGTCCGTTTCTTGCTCTGTTCTTTGAAGGACTCTCTAACTTTGTGCCGTCCTTGTTTGAGCCACCCTTACTTAACATCTTATTGTGCGATACATCTTTACCTTTACGACTTATACCCTTCTTGTCATAAGACCTTCTAGCACGTTGACGCTCCATCCTATCTGGGTGTTCACCACGCTCCTTCTGCTTTTTATATTCTTTCTTGTAGGGTCTAGGTGACTTCGTGTATGGCATCAGTTGCTCCCATTGTATACGCACTCTATTACCGCGCAGTGTTTACGGCATAACCCACTAGGTCGTGCGTTCCACGTATCGTTATCGTGAGCTATCTGCATACGCTTAAAACTAGCTAACCATTTATCCCACAGGTCTGTCAACATATCTATAGTGTACTTTGCTTTTATAAACTTCTTAGCAATCACATACATCAAAGCCGCGTTGACTTGTTTTACTGAGGGGAAGTGTTTAAATGTAGCCATAGCCATAAGCTCTAATTGTCCTTTATCTGCATACTCCGCATTCCGTCCAGTCTTATAGTCTACCACCCATGCTTTTGTATCGTCAACTATTACTAAATCTGCTATCCCACGCCACCACACATTCTTGTCGCTAAACCCACAAGGTTCAAGCTCTGCGGTTAGACCCATACGCATCTCTGTAAACTTGTTACCCTGCTTACGTTCAAGTGCCTCCAGGGGGCCTTTGAGGAAAGCAAACTTTTCTGGTACTGGTGTGCCATCGCTTATAAAGTCCTCCGCTACACCATGTAACTCTGTGCCGTAACGCATAGCTTCTGTGTACGGTTCTTTATAATCTTTTGCTATCTTCATATGGTAGAACTGCTTGGGGCATTGCTCGAATGCCTTGATTCTACTATATGACCAAGGTGCTATACTCATTCGTACCATCCACATAAATCTTCTTCAATCTCTTTATAAGTTTTTCTTGGTGCTACTTTTATATCATGAACATGATGACAATTTTTACATTCGTGTCCTTCGCCATTTACATAAACCATCATCCTCGACAATCTTTTAAATTTTTGATAGACATTTTTATGGGGGATAGCTTCTTTTATTTCTCTCCAAGGTTTTCCTTGCAGGCGCATATGACATATTTTATGTAGTTCTTTACTAGATAAACTCATCCACATTCTCCATAAGATTTGCCTTTACCCGATTCGCAATCTATCGGTAGACCTTCTGCCCACTCAGGTGGTTGGCGCATACATTCTTCGACGTATTTCTGTGCTTCGTCCACCTCTTCGTCTTTGACACAACACGCTATACTGTCATGCACTGTCAAGACAACTCTGTACCTCTTCGCTATTTGTAACATTTGTTCGCCAATAATGCAACGAGCTATCGCTTGACACACGTTCTCTATTACCTTACCGCCATATATACGTACGCGACCACGTCGTGTTTTGTAATCAAAGTCATACTTACCATCATCAACAGTAAACTGTAAGTCGTCATAGCGTAGACGCAAACCAGAGGGTAGTATTATGTCCCACTCTTCCGTGCCTAAGACCCCCTCCTTACCAAAGGCATCCCCATCTTTTAAGAAAAGTTGAGCATTAGCCCATAGGTCTTTTATGTCTGAGTTTGTTTCTCTGTACACCTGTATAACACGTCGCGCCTCATGTAGCTCCATATCAAACCCAAATGTCTTAAGTTGATTTTGGAACTTCTGCGCACCCATGCCATACCCTGCCCCTAAAATCGTGGTCTTACCAACAAATCGTTGGTCTTTTGTTACGAGGCTCTCTGCTACACCATATATTTTAGATGCCATATTCTTATATACGTCTTCACCGTTTGCAAACGCTTGGGTCAAATCGTCCTGTTCGGCAAGCCACGCCAATACCCTCGCTTCGATTTGTGCTGAGTCAGCATCTATTATAGAATATCCTTGTGGTGCAATTATGCCACGCTTTAGCATGTTTGCATTTGCGCCTCGGCTGGGTAAATTTTGTAGATTTATCTTATCATCACCGCCCCAACGACCTGTATGTGCCGCATAATATCTAACAGGTACAGGCAATAAGCCACGTTTCGCTATATCGATAAATCTTTGCGTCCGTGTTTCTTCAAGTGTGCTTTTATTACCCAACCTGGCTGCAACAAGTGATTGAACCCTTACGTCCTGATGTGTTAACAGGTGTTTAAACTTTTCGTCTGACTTAGCAAAAGCCCATGTCTCCTTGCCTGTGGTGGGGCTTATCTTCTTAGGAGGTGACACATTATATGCAGCAAGCAGCTTTGCAAATTTGTCGTTACTCATCAGATCTTCTTTAGACGCACGAGCATCCATAAGTAACTCTTCCTTGTGTTGACGTGTGTTGCTGAGATGATCTTCTAACAAGTCCAAGTTCAGATCCAAAATAGGCTCTACGAACATACGCAGTGATACGTCAATCAGCTTGAGTTCTTTCTTTGGAAACCCCTTTGCCATGATTGTGAACAAGTCATATGTCAGATCTACGTCATTTACAGCATAGTCACCTAGTCGCGCCAATTCTTCGTTAGTAAAGTCCTGCCTGTGTTTATCAAGGGTATTCTGTATCTCGTCACCCTTCTCACCCACACCGTATCTTTCTGATAACGCTTTTAGCGAAACACTGGTCTCAACTCCATCTACGGCTCTCGCTATACAAACTGTATCAGTATAAGCGCGAGGTTTAATATCAAATATCCAAGAGAGGATAGCACCATCAAACATAGTATTGTGAGCCAATACCATCGACTTACTCCAGTTGTACTCTTGTAAGAATGCCTTAAGTTGTTCCTGCGTACCACTTGCCCACTCCGTCTCTCCGTTGTTAACTTTTATAGCGACCCCAAGCACTTCAAACCTAGGGTCGCGCACGTATTCTTCTGTCGTTAGTTTCTTTAAAGAATACTCTTTGTTGTAATATGTTTCGAAATCAAGAGTTATTAAGTCCACTATTCTTCTCCTTCATAGCACATTCGTATTCGATGCCAACGTACGCCATGTTATCTACGTAGTGATCTTTTTTCAACGGACTTGTCTGTCGCCTTGCTAACTTAGTTGCCTGGTGTACCAAAGTGATGTCTCTCGCTGTAAGACGTTGTCCTGTGATAGCATTATATA